CAAGAAATATCAGAAGCAAGACTATATAGGACTTCTAGAAACTTTAATGCTCTCACAGGAGAGGATGTTACAAAATTATTTTACTTAACATCTTTAAGTACATATATGATGCTCAATGATGATAAACAAATTGATTTTGCTAAAGAATACATAAAACAAACAGTACAATATGGCCCTTATACTTTATTTAGAAGTCATGCAACAGACTTGTATTTGTTAGGGCATGTAATAAGAGACCCAGATACAAGAAGTATTACATTGAAAAATCCTATATCAAGTAAACAGTATTTAAATAAATTAAACTTTGATTCTAGAAAACATTACATGTTTTATATGAGACTTAAAAACACTACAATAAAAAATACAGAATTTAATTCTTACTTTTTAAGATTAGAAAGCCAACTACAAATAAAAGATCAAAAATATAAACAATGGCGTAGGTTAGTTGCAGATTGGGGTAATTTAAAATATACTTCAAGACAATTAGTAGTAACAAGAATGTTACAAGAATATCGTAGACTAGGAAGAGGCAGTGAAATGGTAGGTCCTTTAAGTACTATGACTAAGTATAGAGACTTTAAACCTTCTAAATATCAAGAACCTAAAACAAGTTTTGCAAAAAGAGCCGCCGGAACAGTTGCAGGTGCGGCCGCAGGAAGATATGTAGGAAAGAAAGTTGCAAAGAAATTAGGCAAAGATATTGATAAATATAAAAAGTACGGTACAGGAATAGGTGCAGTAGCAGGTTACTGGGCAAGTGGAAGAAAGAAACAATGAAAATTAATGAAATAATTTTTGAGGCATGGATTAATTTGCCTCCAGAAGAAGCGGCAAGAGAAAAACAATCCGCTGATCAAGAATTTCGTGCTCTTAAAGGCATAGATTCTCCTGACTCCGTAAAACTTGCTGATTTATTTAGAGCCGCATTTGCTGTTACAGGTACTGTGGATTCTGCTTATGAAAAAGCAAGAGCAGATATGCGTAAATTAAATATGGACCCAATAGCAGTTCGTGATTTTGATAAAGCCGCTAAAGGATATGCAAGTGCAATTAAGGGCGATGTAGATCCAATTGGATTACCTGATAATGCTCCAATTTTTAGACAAAAGGGCGGTGGAGTTGACATATCAAATATGCCAGTTCCAGGTGGCCCAGGCCCAAGCGGACCAAGAGACAGACGTGGTTCAGATGGAAGATCACTACAACACGATAAGTTCTATAGACCAAAAAGTAAGGCTGGACAAGCCGTTGATAATGTAGGAGATTGGGCTGATAAGTATTTCGGTGATTTACCAGGTGCAGGATTAGTTAAAAAAGCGGCCAAAGGTGCTAAAAAAGTAGGAAGTGCTGTAACGGCACCAGTAAGAGCAATAACAGATCCAGTAAGAAGTGGATATGATTTCATGAAGGGCGATGGCGATCTTACTGGTCTAGATGCATTTAGGCAAGGTCGTAGAAGACGTACAATTCAATAAAGGCGTATAATATTAAGATAAATTCTACTTTTTTGATAAATAAGTGTAACGCATAAAATTATGCTTAAAAAAATTAGGAGATAAAAATGGCACAATCAAAAGGAAACGGAGCAGGTGTAGGCGATTTTGCAACAGGTACACTTATCCAAAAACATAACGTAGCATGTATCTTAGTTGATACTGGTGCAGACCTTAGAACAGAAGACGACGCAGAAAGAGAAGCAGTTGAAAGAGCACTTCAATTCATTCAACCTTTAGCATACGAAATTACTGATGACAACAGTGGTAAAATCCACGCAGTTGTTGACGGAAGTCAATTTGATGCGGCGGCTTTACAAGCACAAATTAGAGCAATTGGAAGTGTAACAGATCCAACAAGTTATAACTTTAGTAGTGCAACAGTTACAGCAGGATCAGGCTTAGTAGTAAGTTAAGTTTTACTTAAAACATTTAAAAAGGCAGTTTATACTGCCTTTTTTTATGATCAATATGATAAATAAAAGTAACGGCGATATAATATTGCTAAAAAATTAGGAGAATAACATGGCGCAAACAGATAGAAGAGCGGCTGATAGCGGTGAATTCGTAGGAAAGGATATATTCTTAAAAAGTTTTCAACAACAATCAGGAAATATTTCAGCATCACAATTAACAGCATTAGTTAGTTCAGTACAAAACTTTAACCTTACAGTATTAAAAGTTGGTAGTTTTAGTGCAGGTGCACAGGCAACTGTAAACTTTATACTAGAAGGTGCAGACAACCTAGCAAACGGTGACCTAGCAGGACACGTTATTGCAGACGTCTCATTCTAAGTTTATAACTTATTTAAAAAATCCTCACTAGTTGGGGATTTTTTTTGACTTTAAAAAAGATAAATACTTGCATAGGATACTTTTAAGTATTCAGTAACATAGGAGAATAACATGGCACAAACTAAAGTAAATCCTGTATATGTAGATGAAGAAAAGTTTTTTATTGGTCTTAAACCAACGTTTTTTGAAGTAACGTTTGGAGCGGCCGTAAACGCAAAAACTGGACCTGAAAGTACAATACAGACAGTTATACATGCTATTTTAAATGAAAATCTTTCAATCCTAGGCATGAGTGCATTGTATGACACAAACCAAACAATAGCATTTATGGTTGATGGTGAAAAAGGCACTGACACGTATGACGGTTCAAACAGTGAAACCCTAGCGGTTCACTTAGAAGACGTTATTCAAGCATTAGGAACAGTTGACGGAATCAACTTAGCAAGTGCTTCATGTACAGCAAAAACATTTGTATTAGCATAACCTTAAAAAGGTAAAAAAGAATCCTCACTTAGTGGGGATTTTTTTTGATCTGGAAATCTGAAATCCTGATAAATAGTACAAAGACGGAGACACACATGAGTTTACCAAATAGAAGTGGAGCAATGGGTAGCAGTGAAGTGCTATCAAGTAATATAGAATATTACTCGTTATTCACAAAAATAGATATTACCAGTACTGGAGACTTTACTGATAACACACAAAAAGATTTTGAAAGTGTTGTACAAGTAATAGGATTAAGGGCACAACCAGTTGTTATGAATAATCCTGTTAATCTGAATGGCGCAGGTGCAAATGTATTAGAAAATTACGGTGCACCAACACTTACAGGAGCAGGTTGGATTTTTAAATTTGCTTTTGAAAGAGAAGGAGTGCATTCTATACAAACACTTAAAGACGAATTAGATGGAATAGTACTGAATGGAGGTACAATAGATACTAAAAGTTCAGTAAATATGGAATTTACTAAACAAGATTTATTATAAGAGATAAACAATGCCTAAAAAGAACAAACCGGAACTTAAACCAAAACCTTATGTTGAGAGCGGTAACATAGAGGCACATATAATTGCAGATATGCTTAGAATAGAAAGCATTACCGCAGAACTAAGAGAATTCAAAGATGTTACAAAAAGTAGATTAGACAAATTAGAAAATTGGATTGTTGCTATTGTTGGATTAACAGTAACAACATTAATATCTACAGTTGTAGGACTAGTATTAAAAGTATTATGAGAATAGACGAGTTTGCAGAAGAACCTATTTACGAAGCCAGAATGGTTTGGCGTAAAGTAGGTAATAAAATAAAACGTGCTGTCAGATGTACTGCTGGTAGACGTAAGGGTAGAGTTGTCTCTAATCCTAGTCAATGTAATGCACCTATAGACTATAAAAAGAGAATAAATTTGAAACGAACCAAAGCACGTTTAGGTGCAAGAATGGCAAAGAAAGCCAGAAGAACAAAAAGATTTAATTCCCTTAGTAAAAGAGTCGCTAAGTTAAATAGGCGTTAGAATGAAGTTTTCAGATGTTAAAACATTAGAACATATTTTAAAAGAGTATTCTTATAATAGCTCTGGGCCCCCTCTGCCTTCCGGCAATCAAAAACATGGACAAGTAGCAAAAGCAGTAGATCAAGTTAAAAAACAGCAACAAGTTCAGCAACAACCTACTATACAACCACCTAGCAACGATAAGGTTGTAATAAATCCTCAAGCCGCACAACCTGTAAAGAAAAAAACAGGACACCAATTAAAGCGAAATGAAGTAATTAGAGATTTAGAATCAGGTCAACCTTTAGGTGTAGTTATAAGTCCTAAAGGACAAGGGGAATTTAAAGATAAGGTCACAGTACAAGCAAGTAATGGACAGATTATAAATGTAGATCCACAACTAGAATTTAGTGTAGATGTAACAGAATCTTCTAAATACAGGAAAAAATTTAAATTAAAACGTAAAATCAAAAAACTTGCAAGAAAAAGACTTAAAGAAGCAGATCAAGAATTATTTGAAATAAACTTTAATAGAAAAAGTGTAGCATCAGAGGCCTTAGACGCTCCAATCAAATGTGGTTTTGAAGCAGAAACTTTTTGGTATGGTGTTGAAAGTAATTCCAGTGACGATGTAGATGGAATGACTATTGGTGACATTGAATACGAATTCGGCGATTTACCAGATCAAGCATATGAAGATTATCAGGACTGGTTATATCAAAAAGGACAAGATGATTACTTAGAAGATTTAATAGATGAAAAAGTAGATGAGCATAAAGAAGATGAAGATTATTTAAATGATTTCATAGACAGCAGTTCAGGTCCAAGTTCAGAAGCAATAGAAGTTTACAAAGACAATTTCAAAGATTCTGATCCAGATGAATTTGAAAACCGTGAAGAAGATGGTTGGGAATATATTAACTGGGTTAGAGAATATGTTGAAGAAGAATACGAAGCAGAATATTTAGACTGGTTAAGAGATGCAATACAAGAAGAATACGATCTAGATGACGAAGCCAAAGAACTAGCAGAAGGTGACTATAGTATGGACGAATGGGTCTATGAAATGTATAGTTATATGAGTACTTTCTTAGACGAATATGGATATGAATACAGCAGACCAGAAGATGGAACAGAAAATGTTGCTAGTGTTTTAAATGGTTGGATAGAAAACAATAGTCAATTTACAGATTATCCTGATCATGGTGATTACGGAGATACATATACAACAACTGCTTGGGCAGTAGAAAGAGACTCCAGTATTGATCCTGATGAGGGTGTAGGAGCAGAAATAATTTCTCCTGTATTTAGTAGTCCTAGAAAAATGCTTGAAGAAATGAAAAGTTTATTTGAGTGGGGAGAAGATGAATTTGGTACTAACAACTCAACAGGTTTACATGTTACTATGAGTTGGCAGGGTAATAAAGATGAAAACGGTGAACCATATAGAACAGAACCAAATAAGTTAAAAATGGCATTACTATTAGGAGATCAATATTTACTTTCTGAATTCGGTAGATTAAAAAACAGTTACACAAAAAGCCAATATCAAAACGTATTAAAAGCGGCTGAACGTATGAAACGTGGTGATGCAAAAAGTTTTGAAGAATTTGAAAAGATGCTTACAAAAGGAATAACAACCGATAAATTCCAAAGCATACATTTTAAAACTGAAAAAGATAAAGATTCAGATAATGAACTTATAGAATTTAGAATTGCTGGTGGCTCTGATTATCAACAAATGTTACCACAAATAGTTAAAGCAGTAGTAAGATATGCTACAATTATGAAATCAGGTTATGACGAAAATGCATTTAGAAGCGATTATATAGGTGCAGTAAGCAGAGTTTTGCGTAAAAGTCAGGAAGTAGATCCTGAAAAATTAAAAGATTTACTACATGTTACTCATCCAGTTATAGATTCAGCAAAAGATATAGTTGGTAAAAAAGATTACTTTGACGTTGTAAACCTTTTAAGTACTAGTGTTGAAAGTTTGAGATATTATCAAGAATTAAGCAAACCAGGTGCTGATAAAAAATGGGAACAAAGTATAAAAGATTACAGAAAAAATACTGGAAGTGATCCAAGTTGGATGGGCGAAAACATCAACGAAGACGAAATTACAGGATATATAGAACCTGATAGAATAAAACCCAGTAAAGGCGCGGCAATAGAATTAAAAGGTGCACAGGATAAATTTATATCAGCAATAACTATTTTATCCAGAGATGTATCAGACGGATTAAATAGAAATCCTGTAAGAGCCAAAGATGTAGGCATATTTAGAAAATTTGCAAATGAAGTAAAATTAGATACACAAGGTATAGAAAGACTTATTTTATCAAAATTAAATGATTTTAATTTCACTGGCACAGATAAAGAAAACATAGCAAGATTAAAAACTGGAATCAATGTTTTATTTAAACAGGACATAATAAAGAATCCTGAATTTCTTATCCCTCAAGAAGTAGATGCTATTGCTTCTAAAATGTGGCAATTTTTCCAAAATGATGATTCTAAAGACAATACTAAATTAGATAAATTAGCAGAACTACTTATGCAACTTAATCCTGCTAATGAAAAAGCAGATATTTTAGATGTATTAGCTCAACTTTCAGACGAAAGAGCTCAGAACGGATTTGTGGCTAAACTAAGAGGTTCAGGTTATCATACCCGTATAGCAATAGTAAAAGACGGTTCTATAAAAACACCTAACTCATCAAACAATTTACTTAAATTTTTAGAACCCTATAAAGGTTATAATTATCCAACAGGAAAACAACATCATATTAATATTAGAAGCGATGATAATTATGAAGAAGTAGCCAAAAGTGCTCTAGTTCAAAAAATGAGATTCAGATTAGATCATTTGGGAGATTTAGAAAGAGATAATAAAGAAAAGTATTTAAAAATAAAAAGTGATCTTATTAAAATCGCAAATGATTTCTTAAATACCGTTGTAGCAACAGCAATACAACGCGATGAAGTTCTAGATAAATTTGGTAAAGAAGTTTCTGAATATACTGATGAAGAAAGCGGCTGGTGTTTAAGTAGTAGACAAAGAAGAGTTCAAGAGGCATTAGATTTTTTAGTAAGAGTTGAAGATGAAGATGATGATTTGTATAACTTTATATCTGCATATGACGATTATATAATAAGAAATCAAATGGAAAACATACCAATTTATTATAAAAGTAAACGTGAATTTCCTGGGATACATGAAAACCCACAAGTTAAAAAAGTTGTAAAGAAAAATTTTGCAGGATTTAAAAAGTTCTTAAGTTCTTTTGATAAAATTTTTACAGCAGAAGGATTTACAGATCTTAAAGCAGAAATATCTGATAAAAATAGATACGATAAACGTAACAAAGACTTTGAAACAAATATCAGAGATAATTCAAAGGCAAAATTAAACATACCAAGTCACAGTTGGTTTTACATAGACAAAGATTTTTTTGAGACAATAACAGATAAAAGTTATAGTGATAGAGAAGCATATTTAGATAATCATTTAGAACATTTTGGCGGTTCAAGTTTAAATAGTACTAAAGTTTATGTAATACCTTCAAGTCACTGGAGCGATGCCGAAGACGCCACTAATGGTTTAGAACTTATAGACACTTTTGAAAAAAATAAAAACTATTATCACAGTTGGAGAAAGAAAGATTATAGACGCATAGTCAATAAGTTCCAAAACAAATATGGGTTTAGTTGGAAAAAATTAACTAACGGAGAAGATTTTTTATCAGGCGACGGGGACTTGTATTCCACACTTAAAAAACTAGGCATTGAGATTACAAATCAAGGAGACAGTAGAAAAGGTGCACCCGGACAAGACGATTTAGTTGATGGTGAAGCAACACAAAATCCTACTAGTGGTGAGCCACTAAACAGAAGTAGTGCAATAAGTTGGTCAATGAATACCGATGGCGCAGAGGAAAGACAATTTAATGCATTTGATTGGAGTGTATATCCAGATAAGATGAAAGACATTGTTGCTAAGGTTATGAAGCAAGATCGATACGGTAGTTTTAAAGTAGCATTAGAAGATGTACTTAGAAAAGTTTTAGATGGTGACATAGATATACAACCTGAAGATTTAGGTAAACCGTTAGAAAGGCTTGCTTTTGCGGCTGGTGTAGAGAATATGGACGGAAATTCTTCAAACAGTATAGCAAGTGATACAAATTGGACTAACTTAGCAGACTTTTTAAAAATAGAACGTGGTGTAAATGATCAAGGTGTAAACTTATTGAAAAAAGTTTATGATCAATACGACGGCAATCACGAATGGAGGCCAAATTCAGAAGATGGCCAAAATGTAATTGGATTACAAAGATGGGGTGCCGCAGTCAAGGCCGCACACGAATATATACAAAAGAATTATTCAGTAAGTGGCGGAAACTATTTTAGAGACGGTGATAATGTAAGTCAAATGTATGGTGGTTCAGAACCTACAGCAGATGATAGATCAGCATATTCATCTGAAGTATCAGAAGACGATTATGCAACAACTAGACAAAAATATATAATGTTTAATAATATGATGGCTATGGGTATACAAAACTATATAGTACAATCTGATGTGAACAGACTAGTAGCATTCTTGAAAAATCCTGATAATGATGAAGCATTTAAAAGTCATGTACTTTTAGGACTACATAAAAATAAAGAACGTGGTGAAGAAGCAAACGATTTTTACGGTGCATTAGCATACGGTAGAAGAGAATTAGCACGAAACGAAAGTGCGATAAATAGTAATATGTCTACTATATTTGAAAAATTTGAAGATCTATCTTTTGCAAAACAATTGGATATTATATCTAAAATAGATTCTAAAAAAATCAACGAAGCATGGAGCAAAAAATATAAATCAAGTATAGACTGTAATAATCCAAAAGGATTTAGTCAAAAGGCTCATTGTGCAGGTAAAAAGAAAAAGAAAAAGGCAAATGAAAGTGTACCAGACAATACAAAGTTAAGAATGTTAAATCATCTACTATCTGATCATATGCCTGCAAATGATATTAAAAAACAAATGGATGCCTTTTTTGCTTTACCAGATCCTAAAATGATAAAGGCCTTTAGGCACAGACGGGCAGAGGGCGGAGACGATGCATGTTTAAGACCTATTTTAAGAAGTTTTATAAAACGTCAAATGCCTGATACTCAACGTAAATTTATAAATCTAAATGAAAACAAACTTAATGAGTATGAGGATTTAGAAGCAGAAAAAACAAAAATACAGGATATTGTAAGTAAACTTGATATAGACCAAGAAAAAGACAGAGAACTTATAGACCAAATTTGGAGAATTCTTAATGCTGATCATATTCAATCTGTAATAGGCAAATTAGTTGTAAAACCAATTGCAGATGAAACTGCTATGAATAAAGAAGCGGCAACAAAAGTTTTAACACAGGTAATATATCAAATTGAAAGTAGTTATGATAAGATTAAAGAGTTTTTAGATGATTTAGAAAAAACAGGTTCTGCATATGATGTTGACGCACTAAAGCAACCAATCAATTCTTTATCAAATATTTTTAAATCAGATGTAGGCTATACAGTATTTAAAACATTACTGCCTTATGGCGTAGGTGCTAACAAAAAAGGCCCTGGAGAATTTGCTTTAGCCATGTTAAGTGATAGGGTACAATTAAGCGATACTACAGGAGATGTTGTTATAGATGGTGAACTTGTAGAGGTTAAAGCAAGTAAAAGTGAGACAAGTTCAGGCGGTGGTAGGTTAGGTATGGGCGGTATGCCACAGTTAAAAGCAAGAGATGTTTTATTAAGATATAAAGACACAATACCTTCAGTAGCAAGTCACTTGGAAAATGAAAATAATAAAACATTAGGTATAGGTAAGTTTGTCGAATATTTAAATCAAGATCTTCCTGTAGGTGATAAAAGAAGATATGATATTGCTAAAGATTTTTATAAAGATCTTTTTATTCCTGTAGCAGTAGAAAAAATTGCAAAGGCTTTCCAATCAACAGATGATATACAAGAAATTGGAAAACAATATGCAGGTGCTAATTACATTGATTATTTAAATAAAGGAAAATTTGAAGCATTATTGGCAATAGATATGTATACTGGTAAATCAGCATATCTACCAAGCGAAGAAGAGTTTATAAAATTTGTAGAAGGACCTCACTCTGGTGCTATGGGTATCAGTGTTGTACCTTCTAATTCAGGACCAACAGAATCATTTGTACAAATGACATTTAGAAAGGGCAAGGTATGAACATAAAAGACATTTTAAAAGAAAACTATACATTACCAGATATCACATATGACGAGTATGGTATGCCTGAATATTCTCAATACTTAGATATGATTTCTAAAGTTTTTAAAAAAGGATTAGGTAAAGTACAAATACAAAGATTTTTACAAAACAAATTAGAAATCACTGGAAGTAGTGCTAGAGAACTAATATCAAAATGGGAACAAGTAAATAGACAACAAATTCCTATGAAATTAAATGCAGAAGCCGGAGGCGCCGGAGGCGGCGGTGCAGGAGCAGGTGGCGGTGCAGGTGCTAGTGCTGGTGCAGGTGCAAGTTCAGGTGGTGACGGTGGTTCAGCAAGTTCAAGTGGAGACAGCGGGTCTGCAGGCAGTGGTGACACTGGTTCCGCTGATTCCACGCCTAGTGATGCACCTACTATGAGTGCTCCTAGAGGTTATGCATTTTTAGGTAGCATGATGCCAACTAAAAAGAAAAAGAAAAAGAAGAAAAAGAAAAGTAAACAATTTAAGTTTGGTGGCGGCATTTACGAAAATGTAGAACAAATGGAAGATAAATTATGGGACTTAAAATCTGCATTAGAATCTGTAAGAGCAGAAACTAAAAATATTAAATATGCTGATATGCATATGGATATAATTAACAAAGTCTCTAACATTGCAGAAGAAAACGATATTGAACTAGATGAATATAATGTAAATCAAGTTTACAGAGCAAAAAATAAATTAGAAAGTGCAATATATCAATTAGAAGAAGATTTTGAAGAAGCAATTAGAGATATGCAAAACGCAATAGATATGTACGATGAAAATATTTGATGCAATACAGCAAGTAGTACCTTGCCCTAGAACAAAATCAACAGGATGTCAATGCGATAAACTTGAAGGTATAACTGAGGCTGAAGAAACTATTAAAGCAATAGCACAATTAGAGCATACTGTAGATGATGTACAAGGGTTTGTAAAATTTAAACAAAAGCCAGGTCAACCAACTATTATAAAAGGTATAGTTAAAGGTCTAACACCTGGTAAACACGGTTTCCATATACACGAATACGGAGATTTAAGTGATGGTTGTGCAAGTGCAGGAGGACATTATAATCCTGACGGTGTTGATCATGGTAATATATCTCAAGGACATGTAGGCGATTTAGGAAACATAACAGCAGACCAAACAGGAACTGCTAGATTTCAAATTAAAGCAGAACGTGTAGAATTATCTGATGTAGTAGGTAGAGCAATAGTAATACATGCAGATGAAGATGACTTAGGTAAAGGCGGAGATGAAGAAAGTCTTAAAACAGGTAATGCTGGTGATAGATTAGGTTGTGGCGTAATACGTTTAAGAGAAGTTGTAGAGGAAGATTATCAAAGAAAAACATTTGATAAACATTTTGATAGAAATCAACTACCACAAATTAATAGAACAGATGTAGAAAATTCTGATTTTAATTATAAAGAAGGTAAAATAAGTTTATCTAACTTAAAACCAGTACAATCACAACGTGTACATGGATATGATAAAAAAGCAGAGCAAGTATTTTTACAGGATATAGATAAGCCTTTTATAATAGATAAAAACGGATATATTATAAACGGTCATCATAGATATGATGCGGCAAATATTTTAGGTATTAAACGTGTCAAAGCAATAAAAATAGATGCAGATATAGAAGATGTAATGAATTATTTTTCCCATACAAGTAGTGATACAAAAGTAATGGGAGAAGATTATTTTAAAAAATTATTGCAAGAAAAAATGGCAGTAATTGAAGATGTTACAACCTTAAAACCTCAAACAAAAGGCACAAAGTATCCTTTGTTTAGTAAACAGAACATTCAAAAAGCATACAATGAATGGGCAAATGGCGCCGAGGTAGACAGAGATATTAACATAGTAGGCAAAGACAACAAAGAGTATGTAATACGCCAAAACTATGATGATGCCAGCCAACACTTTGAGGAAGGAGAGTGGTATCTCACTAATGCTAATAACGATATTGTAGATACTGAAGGTTATCCGGACCCAGGAGAACTTTTATACGACCATAATTCAGATGAAGAATTTTATCCAGATGATGAGGTAGAAGAAGCCAAAAGTTCACCAGGCAGAGTAAAACGTGCAGGTGCAAGTTGCAAAGGTTCCGCAACGGAACTTAGAGCAAAGGCTAAAAAGTACAGTGGTGAAAAAGGCAAAATGTATCACTGGTGCGCCAACATGAAAGGCGGCAAGAAAAATCCTAAATAAATAGTCGTATGTCCGACGAAAGAAAAATTTATATTGATGATGCTTTAGAATATACAGGACAAGCCTGGATTGATAAAGTATTATTGCATCAAGTAGGTAAATTAGAGGGCATAGAAGAACACCCTGACGATACTTTACAAAAAATATTCCAGTCTATAACAATGAGTCATTTACACAATGTAGGTGACATAGAGCCTTTAAAATTATCTCAATATTCTGATTATTCTAATCAATACAAATGGTATCCTTCTGATACAGAACAACAATTTAATTTACATTTGGAAGATCCAGATACTAGAGGAATACTTTATAAATATGGCTGGTCTGATAATAATGGCAAGCCAACACCAGTACACTATGACTTAAATGAATTTGGATTTAGATGTAAAAACTTTAGTGATAAAGATGGTATTTTATTTTTAGGTTGTAGTTTAACATTTGGTGTAGGAGTAAGACGAGAAGATACTTGGACACAGATAGTTGCAGATCATTTTGGATTAGAGAACTGGAACTTAGGAATGCCAGGTAGAGGATTAGATTTTATTGCATTGTATTGTAGATTATTTTTAGATAATTTAATACCTAATACAAAAGCAATTTGTATTTATATGCCTCCTCCAGGACGTAAAAGTATTTTTATAGAAACTAAATTAAAAGGTCCAGATGAAAAAAATACAGCACCATTAGAACTTGCACATCTAAATGGTATGGATTGGAAAAATGATGATTACTGGGACAACCCTTTGCCTAGACCTATGCATAAAGACTTTATAGAAAATAATGTTTCCGAAAGAGATTTATTTTTAAACTGGATGTGGAAAAGAGAAAATTCTTTTTTTAATGAACTGGCCGCAGTCTCTATAATTAAAACAGTAGCGGACGAAAGAGGAGTTCCTTTAGTAATCTTAAATGGACTAGATAATATTTTTCAAGATCATAAAGACTTAGGTAGAGATTTACTACATCCTGGTATAGATAATCACAAAGCACTCGCTGAGAAATTTATACTCAATTTAGAAATAGATAAATAGTATTATGCTTATAAAAGATGTTATAAACGAAACTTCAGCAGGTGCTATAGCATCAGTGGCTATGCCTATGGGCAAAATGGTTAAGCGACCAAATCCTAGTGTTCTTTCTAAATCTAAAACAAAAAAGAAGAAAAAGAAGAAAACTAGTGATAAGACCAAATAAACTCTCCCTACAAAAATTCTATCATTCTATTTTAAATAGACATAATGTATTTGAATCAACTATAAACTCTGGTTATACACATTATAAGTTTATGTCTCCTGATGACGAAGATACCTTTAAACGTAATTTAGAAATAAACTCAAAAAGATTACTTGATAATAATTGGATAGATTCTAAAAATAATATAGTTGACATAGACTATAAAATCAATAAACAAGGTTTTAGATGTGATCATTTTAGTGAAGAAGAAGGTATCTTATTTTTAGGATGTAGTTTTACGTTTGGAATAGGATTACATGAACATCAAACATGGGCTCATAAAGTTGCAGAGTATTTTGGTGTAAAATGCTGGAATTTAGGAATTCCAGGACACGGATTAGATTTACATTCTTACTTTTTACAATATTATTTAAAAAGCGAACTTCCAAATATCAAAGCAATTTGTGTTTTAGAACCCCCACCAGATAGAATAAGTTTGATACATGAGCATGGAAAGGAGTTAGTCATACACGATTATTTTACTTTAATAGATGCCAATGTGCAAGATCAAAAAACATTAACTCATAGAGATTTCCTACATTCTTTAGAACTTACTTACGATATGAATAATTGTAAAAATTTAAAAATAATAGAAGACTATTGTGTAAAAGAAAATATTAAATATGCAAATTTTAATCGTAAAGACATGACTATAAGTACATATGAAAAATCTTTTGCGAGAGATTGTCAGCACCACGGAGAGTTTGAAAATACTTATATAGCAAATAAAGTAATAGAACAACTAGATAAATAGTTATATGAGAGCAGTCAAAGGTAAAAATAATTTTTTAAGTTTTATAAACAATCCAGAAACAGCATTGTTCAATAAATGCGACATGGAAAGGTTTCTAGATGTAAATACATTAAGCGAAAGAGAATTACATCTAGCAGAAGAATTATACAAAAGAGATGTATTTAGAAAAGTAAGAAAAGGTGATAAAATTGGCTACAAAACGTACATACAAAAACAAAAAATATAATAAGCCACATCTTGCAAATAAGTTGGACAAGATGGCTACAAATATTGCTAAAAGAGGCGTCTACATAGTAGCAAAAGCAAATCCAGGTTATAATATTATAAACTACATTACAAAAGAAGTAATTATAGAAAGTATTCCTTTTAATAAAGTTGCTAATGACGTTAATAAAACACTTAATAAAAGTAAAGAAAAACAGTCTGTAGGTAACTATCAATCACATATAGATAGATATTATAAACATTTTAATGATATTCAATTTTACAAACACACTATAAGAACCAGTAAAGATCTAACAAAAGTTTTTTCAGCAGGTTGTAGGTTGCAAGATTCTATCAAAATGATGAATACTGCTAGAGAGTACATACGAAGTTTCTAAAAAAATTCCATACAAATGATAAATAAGACTATATAACAAATATAGTTTAGGATATTATCATGCAAATAAAAGATTTTAATTTAAAGGGTACAGACAAGATTACTAAAATCAATGCTGTGCTGAAAGAAGAATTTGGTATGAAAATTTCAGCAGGATTCCCCAAGAAGGAAAAATTGGAAACAATTAAGGAAATGTCTGAAATGGCCATAATCAAGTTGAAAGACACTTCAAAACATTTCCAATTAGAACCTGAGTACGCAAAGTTCTTAGGTGTAAAAGATGTAATTGAAACTATGCTTTCTGAAGGACAGTACGCAAACTCACCAGCATACCAAGGAATGAAACAAGAACTCTATGCAGATGTTACAAGACTTATGGATAGCGGTTGTACTAATGAAGAAGCAGTAGCAGAAACAATGAACATATTCAGAAAGAATCCTAAGTATTGTTATGATGATAACCATGTAAAACCTATTGTTATTAAAATGGTTAAAGAATATATGCAAGAAGGCGAAGTAGGAACACTTGCTGGAGGTATAGGTGGAGCATTGGCGTCACCGGCAATAGGAGCCGCATTAGAGCCTTGGATACCAGGAGCACAAGCGGCCTTATCAGGTACAGGAGGTAGAATTGGCACAGCAGTTGCAGGTGGTATCGTAGGTGATAAATTAACTGATTCTGTACTAAGAGGACTATCCGAAGAAATTGGTATTGCTGTAGAAGACTTAGAAAGTTATGATGCAATAGAAGAAAAACTTAACATGTTTGCAGAAGTATCAGGTAAAAGCAGAGATTCAGTAGTAGGCTTCCTAAACGGCCTAGAAGAAGATGCTTTACCACAAGGTATTCAAATGTTTGGTAGAAAAATTGCAGAACGTAAATTAACTGACAGCATCTCATACATGTACAAACTACAAAAAGACGGTAAGAGTGTTGAGGATATTGCTAAAGAACTTGGTATGAAACCAGAAGAAGTTAAAGATGCAATGAGTAAAACTGCAGAGTCTGTAGAGGAAAATAATATGAATATGTTTGACGATATAATAGCAGATATGCTATCAGAAGAAGTTAAAGTAGAAGAAGCAGAAGTCTTAATGGCTGTAAGAGCATTAGCAGATGACATTCAAGACCAAGTTGAAAGAGTAGGTAGAATGGTTAACGAAGATTTACCAGCAATAGCAGACCAAATGATGTCTGAAATGGGTGCTCAACAGGCGGCTCAATTTAAAGACAGCATGGAAGGAATCTTATCAGGACATTTAGAAGCCACTAAGGCAAGTAAGAATAGCATAGACGGTATTATTGGCGGACTTACAGGAGAAGGCAGTATGGGTTCATTAGGTGATTTAGCAGAACCTGATATGGGCGATGAAATGCCAGTAGACTTAGGAAACCAAGAACCAAGTATAGATGATTTAGCAGTAGATGATAATGTACCAGCGGCGGCAGGACCAGAAGAAGAGCCACTAGGTAGAGCACCTATAGAGTAATAAATGCGATTACATGAACTTTTACAGGAATCTTACGACGATAAATTGATTTCAGCAGTAAGTGATCTTTTGGCTATAGCAATGGCCAAAGATCTAAAAAAGATTTCCATGAAAAAGTTCGAAGAAGTTTTAGCGAAACAGGGATATCCTGCTAGTGTAGATGAAATTATACAAGCAGTTGACAAGAGCGGGTTTGCATCATCAGTAAATAAATTTGAGATTGTACCTTCTTCAGAACTCAGTATAGACAATGATAACAAAGAAGAACAACCTGCTGTAAATGTAGGAAACATGGCAGGCAATCAAGCAATGAGCGATATTAAATCGGAGTTATAATGGCAAGTTATAGTGGAGGCAGTAATAATATTTTTACAAATGCTACTCAGGCAAGAAAAGATACTAGAAATAATGTAGTAGTACATGGTGAAATTACTACTTTAGAAAGTAAAGTACTTGCTAATATAGATGCCGGTGTTTTATATGCAAACGTATCTGCAAATACAACAATGACAACAAGTAATGTATATTACAATGTATGGAATAGCATTATTACAGATCCAACAAAACTAGACCAACTTAACTATGTTAAGAATCATTTTGTAAACTTAGGCTATGGTGTAAGTGTTACTACAAATACGTCTTCCAATAATACTATAGTCTGGAACATATCCTGGTAAATATCTTTACTTAATAAAGTAAAAGATAAATGCTAAAAAACAAATACGATTACCCCAATCTTAAAAGAATACAAACAAAACAAGGCAGAAGATATGTAGGTGAGGACGAAAAGCCTGTTCCAAGTGTAACTACTATCTTGGGAGACACAGGAGATAAGACAGCCTTAATAGCCTGGCGTAAAAGAGTTGGTGATGCAGAAGCAACACGCATAAGCACAGAGTCTGCAGGACTTGGAACTAAAGTGCATAATGCTTTAGAAAAATATATACTACAAGAAGACTACGAAATCAAAGGCAATAACCATATTAGTATAATGGCAAAAAATATGGTTACAGAAATGATAGATAAAGGATTATCTAAAGTTGATGAATTATATGGTGTTGAGGTAGGACTTATTGCAGAAGGTTTGTATGCCGGAACGGCAGACGGCATAGGAAAGTGGCAAGGCGAAGAAGCAATCATAGATTTCAAGACTGCTAAAAAGATCAAGAAACGTGAGTGGATTGAAGATTATTTTATGCAAGGTTGTGCTTATGCATTAGCACATAACGAAATGTTTGGTAGTAATATACAAACAGTAGCAATACTAATGATAGACAGAGAAGGCAAATATAAAGATTTTGTTATAGAGGGCGAAGAATTTAATGAATATTGCGATAAATGGTCCTCTAGATTAGCAGACTATTATTCCAAGTAATACCACAAGATGATAAATACTACTAGTTAGGAGACTTTTAGTATGGCAACATCAAACAATAATGTAATTGTTTCAAGAATACAAAACAGACGAGGGCTGAAACAGGACCTTCCAAATCCATTACGACCTGGTGAATTAGGATTAGCAACTGATAGTAAGCAACTTTATATAGGTGCTGATACAGAAATACAAGCAGGTGCTTATAATAAAATATTATCCTTAGAAAATACAACAGGTGCTCAGGATGCCATCAAGAGTATAGCCAATAACCAAATAATATCTTTTACCGTTCCACACATTAGATTCCCTTCAGGTAGTTTTAGTGGAACAGAAAAAACTATTAGTTATACACCTGCAACAAGTAAAACATACACATTACCTAATGCAGGTAGTGATACAAGAACAACATTTAGAAGTTCAGTTACAGATGGTAATTTAATAAACTTAGAAACAAACTTGGCCTTCACAGCCAACACAATTACAGTAGTTAAAAATGGAGAAGTATTAAGTGGCTCAGATAATGCCACAGTCGCTAACCTAGTTAGCCATGATTATATATTTTCTTCTAATACTGCATTAGCAAATACACATACTGCTACATTTAGAAATTTATTAACCTCAACAGACGAAGTTGCACTTACTTATTATGGTAATAGTGCAGTAGTACAAGCCTTAGATGGATTTAGTTCGTCAAATACGCAAATAAGTTTTTATAGTACAGCACTAAACTTTTATGATCAGTTTTCAATTCCTGACTATAGAAAGATAGATGAAAAATTTATTAGAGTATCTCCTACAACAGGTGTAGGACATATAGGATTAGAATATAAACATATTTCTATTGTTGCAGATAGTTCTGCAAACGTAACAGTTTCAGGATTAGGTAATTTAAGATCAAGTAATGCTTCTGATATAGAAAACAGCATTACATTTACACCATCAGGTCCATCTAGTGTTGTTGTTACAGTTGATAATAGTGGTACGTTATACAATGCAAGTAGTTATTACAACCATATCTATGTTGAAAATATAACAAATAGTTGGGTAAACAACAAAGCAATATCTTTAACTGCAAGTAATACTACAAGTGTGTCCTTTACATTGCCCTCAGGTAATATTTGGCATACTGCAAGGACATGTACTGCGGCAGTTTCGGTAGGAACATCAACAACTATAACAGGTAATGTAGACGGTTTATCAGTAAATGATACTGTGAGATTTATAGGTAGTGGCGCAAGTCAATTCAATGATACAAATAAAAAATATGTAGTTCAAAGTTTAACCAGTAGTTCATTTACTGTAACAGAAAATAATGTAACTTCAGAAATTGCAAATAATTTAGATTATATAAATTATGGTAGTGATGCATCTGGTGCCAACGTACAGATATTCAGTGCTAATCATGGAGTTCCAGTAGGCGGACAATTTAAACTTGCAGGAAGTACAGCAACAGGACAAGTTGCTAATGGTAATGCTACTCTCATAGGTACAGCAACAGATAATACGTTCTTTATGGCGGCGGCTGGAGCAGGTTCATCAAATGTATCAGGTACAGCAAATGTTGTATTTGGTAGTGATACTTCAGGAAGTATAACTCGTGTAAGAAGTACAGATCTTAGTAGTGCAACTACTTTATCAGAAGCGGCGGCAATAGTAAACAATTTATCAGACGCAGATGCATGGGAAAGTTTACAATTAGTACCAGATAATGCTAATAGAATATATTTTACAAGTAAGGCATCTAAATCATCAACACCTTTTAACTTTAGACTACATAACGATTCAGCAGATACATTAAGTAAACTACAAATTATAGATAGTGAATATGTGTATGGTAGCAAATTATATGATAGAGATACTACTGTAAAAGCAAAATTAGAAAAATGGCTAGATGGTACATTAAAATCATCAGAAATAAATTTATTCGAATCAGTAGCAACTAACCAAGTATATGGTAGTAATACATTCCTTGGGTCACATGCATTAGAATCTTATCCAGTAGATATAGATAATGAATTCTCAGAAATGTCCTTTACAAGTAACGAAGAAGCAGAAAACTTTGCATATATTCTTAATAACATGTATTTTGCTAAATCAGGTTCTGATGTAAAAGGTTTATTAACAACAAAATTAAATATAGAAATTTTAACATCACTAGGTTCCTCATCAGGATTAAAAACAACTTCTTTTGATGTTACAAATACAGCAACAATTAGTAGTGGTAATGTTATAGCAAGTTCAGACTTACCAATATCTACAGCAACATATGATACTCATGTATTAGAATATAGTGTAAAGTATGACGGAACATCAGATGGTAATTACAGAAGAACAGGAACAATATATCTCAATGCATTTGAAAATAGTGTTACTGGTAATTCAGATGTAGTTATTCAAGACATAGCAAGTGATGTTAGTGATACCTTATCAGGTAATGTTTCCTTTGGTGCAACATTTAATTCTGTTACAAATCTTATTACACTTACAGCACAAAACACAACGAACAAGAATCTTACAATGAATTGGGTTCAAAGACGTTGGACTTCCTAAGTGGATAATGTTTCATAAAAATTTATCAGGATCAGAAAGATTAAATATTTGGCGTAAGGTCAGACAAAAACCTCATAACAATATTATAGAAGTTTTAGAAGATTTTGCTTCTATAGAAATGTTACCTAGATACTTAGATTATTATACTCCTAAAAGTTGGCCTAATCCTTTTGAAATAGTAAATGAAGGATACTTATGCCAAAGCGGAGTTACCTTAGTATTACTATCTACATTAATAAATAAAGGTTTCATATCTGAAGATATAATACAACTTCCTGTGATAAGTAATAACATAACAGGGACATCAGGACTAGTTATATACGATAGAGATTTAGTTTATAATTTTACACCTGGAGAAATAGTTTCTTGGGAATATGTACAAGAGAACGCAACAGTATTCCAAATTCATAATCGGTTTGAATTAGCATAGAAACTTATTGACATTTATATAGTTTTATATTACAATGATATAGAAATAAATATATCGTATATAAACAGACTAAGGACACACATGCAAGTTAAAAAAAGAGACGGCACACTTGAAGACTTAAACATAGACAAACTACACAAAGTCGTTATGTATGCTTGTGAAGACATCACAGGGGTCAGTGCTTCAGAAGTAGAAATAAATAGTCAAATACAATTCTTTGAATCTATCGCTACAGAAGACATTCAAGAAACACTTATTAAAAGTGCGGCAGATTTAATATCAGAAGAAACACCAAACTACCAATATGTAGCAGGTAGGCTTATTAACTATCATTTGCGTAAGCAAGTTTATGGAACATTTGAACCTCCTTGTCTTTGTGATATTATACAAGACAATATAGATGCTGGGTTCTATGATTCTGAATTTACAGAATTATATACTAAAGATGAGATCAATGAACTTAACTCTCATATTAAGCATGAAAGAGATGAAGTATTAACTTATGCGGCCATGGAACAATTTCGTGGTAAGTATCTAGTACAGAATAGAGCAACTGGCAAAATATTCGAAACACCACAAGTAGCATATATGATGATTGCGGCTACATTGTTCAGCAAGTATCCAGCAGAAACTAGAATGAGTTATGTGAAAGCATACTATGATGCTATCAGTACATTTAAAATTTCCTTGCCTACGCCAGTTATGGCAGGTGTTAGAACACCGCAAAGGCAGTTTAGCAGTTGTGTACTAATAGAAACAGATGACAGTTTAGATAGTATAAATGCAACAAGTAGCAGTATTGTTAAGTATGTGAGTCAAAAAGCAGGTATAGGTATTGGTGCTGGTAGTATTAGAGCAGTAGGTTCTAAAATTAGAAACGGAGATGCTACTCATACAGGAGTTATTCCTTTCTATAAAATGTTCCAGTCAGCAGTTAAGAGTTGTTCGCAAGGTGGTGTAAGAGGCGGAGCGGCTACTCTATACTATCCTATTTGGCATTTAGAAGTTGAGGATTTATTAGTACTTAAGAATAATAAGGGCACAGAGGACAACAGAGTGCGTCACATGGACTATGGTGTACAGTTTAATAAACTTATGTACGAAAGACTTATTAGTGGTGGAAATATAACATTGTTTAGTCCACACGAAGTTCCTGAATTATATGAAGTATTTTTTAATGATCAAGATAGGTTTCAAGAACTTTATGAGAAAGCAGAACGTATGACAAGTATTAGTAAGAAAAGTATTCCAGCAATAGAATTGTTTAGTTCTTTTGTTACAGAAAGAAAGGATACAGGTAGAATATATCTAATGAATGTTGATCATGCAAATACGCACGGTTCTTTTATAGAAGAAGTTGCCCCTATTAGGCAAAGTAATTTATGTTGTGAAATTAATCTCCCAACAAAACCATTAAATGATGCCAAAGATGAAGAAGGTGAAATTAGTCTATGTACATTAAGTGCTGTCAATTGGGGTGTAATAAAAGATTTATCTGAAATGGATAAGATATGCAATTTAGCAGTAAGAGGTCTAGATGAATTATTAGACTATCAAGAGTATCCTGTTTTAGCGGCAGAACTTAGTACAATGAAAAGACGTCCACTAGGTATAGGTATTATAAATTTTGCATACTGGTTAGTAAAAAACGATACAAATTATCAAGACCCTAATTTAGAACTTGTAGATGAATGGGCAGAAGCATGGAGTTATAGTTTAATAAAAGCAAGTGCAGATCTGGCTGTGGAAAAAGGTGCAATATTAGGTAATGAAGAAACAAAATATGGATTAGGTATCACTCCTAATCAAACGTACAAGAAAGATGTAGACGAATTAGTAAAACATAAAGAACGACAAGATTGGAAAGGACTAAGACAACAATTAAAAGATACAGGTATCAGAAACAGTACACTAATGGCACTAATGCCAGCAGAAACATCAGCACAAATTAGTAATAGTACAAACGGTATTGAGCCACCACGTAGTTATGTAAGTATTAAACAAAGCAAACACGGAGTATTGAAACAGGTAGTACCAGGATATCCTTATTATAAAAATAAATATGACTTGCTATGGGACCAAAAGTCTCCACAAGGCTATTTAAAGATAATGGCGGTCCTACAAAAGTACATAGATCAAGGAATTTCGGTAAATACATCTTATAATCCAGAACATTATGAAGATGAGAAAGTTCCAATGAGTGTGCTGATACAAGATATCTTAATGTTTTATAAATATGGTGGTAAACAATTATACTATAATAACACCTATGATGGACAAGGTGAAATAGATATACATAAAGAGGATAATCAAGACCAGTTAGAAATAACTGAAATAGATGACGAAGATTGCGAGAGTTGTAAAATATAATGACAGTTTTAAATACAAAAAATAGAGCAGATCATACTAAAGTAAAAATGTTCTTAGATCCAACAGGAGGGCCTGTAGTCCAAAGATATGATACTTTAAAGTATAAACAGTTTGATAAACTAACAGACAAACAGTTAGGATTCTTTTGGCGACCAGAAGAAGTTGATATACTTAAAGATGCAACTGACTTTAAAAATTTAACAGATCATGAACAGCATATTTTTACAAGTAATTTAAAAAGACAAATTTTATTAGATAGTGTACAGGGTCGTTCACCTAATATTGCTCTTCTGCCTGTGGTTAGTCTTCCTGAGTTAGAAACATGGATTGAAACATGGGCATTCAGTGAAACTATACATAGTAGAAGTTATACACATATTATAAGAAACGTATATTCTAACCCTAGCAAAGTGTTTGATGAAATGCTAGACATACAAGAAATATGTGATTGTGCAGATAGTATTACAGAAAACTACGATAGACTAATAGAGTATAATACATTAAGAGATGTAGAAAGTAAAAAATACGATCTATATGAGCATAAGAAAAGAATATGGATGTGTTTGATGAGTGTAAACATATTAGAAGGTGTACGTTTTTATGTTTCTTTTGCATGTAGTTGGGCATTTGCTGAACTTAAAAGAATGGAAGGTAATGCTAAAATTATAAAACTTATTGCTAGAGATGAGAATGTTCATTTAGCAAGTACACAACAAATGCTAAAGTTTTTACCTAGAGAAGATAAAGACTTTGCTAAAATACAAAAAGAAACATATGATGAATGTACCCAAATGTTTGTAGAAGCAGTAGAGCAAGAAAAAGCCTGGGCAGAATATTTGTTCAAAGACGGTAGTATTATAGGACTAAATGCAGAACTACTAAAGCAATATGTAGAATATATTGCGGCCAAACGAATGCATGCCGTAGGGCAGGAAAAGATATATAATAGTGGTACCAATCCTTTACCCTGGACACAACAATGGATAACAGGTAGTTCAGTACAGGTTGCACCACAAGAAACAGAAATTTCATCTTATGTTATAGGCGGTACAAAACAAGACGTAGATGGAGACACATTTAAAGGCTTTAGTTTATGATAATAGAATTAAAACAATTTCTTAATAAAGTAGTTACAATTAAAACATTAACAGGATTAGAAATTATAGGTAAATTTATAGGTACCAATGACGATAATAATTTAATTGTACTTACACATCCTAGGATGGTAGTATTAGGCAATGCAGGTGATAATGAAAATAATTCAATTGCAGTAGTACCATTTACATTTACTTCTAAAACAGAACAAATAGATTTTACAACAGATAAGATTTTATCTATTAGTGAAACTATAGAAGAAAGTGCAGAAGATTATTTAAAAATAGTAGAAGAAAAACCAGAAGAGACGCCAGAAGACGATAGTTAATTAGATAAATACTATTATGGCACAATTGGCAAAACAATTTAGTATGGTAGGCCCTGGTATGGTTATGGGACCTTGTGCCGCTACCGTATTTTGCGAAGGAATGCCAGTATCACTAATAGGAGATAGTGTCTCACCGCACGGCGAACCCCCTCATTCAAGTTCTATGATTTTGTTAGGTAGTTTTTCTGTTTTTGCTGAAGGGAAAAATGTAGCAAGAGTAGGAAGTCCTACCACTTGTGGACACTCTGTATCATTTGGTGCTATCTCAGTATTCACTCCTTAACATGCCTAACCTGGTCTCGGTAAAAGGCCCTCACGCCAGAAACGACAATAATCATATTAGAATAC